TGTGGGCAAGCTGTTGCGTGGGCGGTGGGTTCCAGACCTCCCCACGCGGCAGTGGCACCACCACGCTGCGCTTTTGGCCAACCAGCTGGATAGCGGTCTTAACGTCGTTGGTGGCGGCGTTGTTCATTGTCTTGACGACAAGCCCGATCAGGCGTACCTGGTCGTTGTGCATCCTGACGGTGTCAGGTCGGTAGTTTATACCGAGTTGTTGTTCAAGCTTGCCAGTTACGTGTACCTTAGGGAACGTAATGCGCTCCTTGTCGAATCCGTTAAGCTCCGGGCTTTGGATTGGTGCAAGAAGGTCGGCCTTTCTCAGGCCGACACCTATGTGGCGCTTCAGGGCGCCATGCAGGTCGCATGGCCCGTGTCGCGGGGAGAGCGTGCTCTGTCTGCGTCTTTACGGGTCACTGGCTCCACCCGCTTTTGGTGGCTTTAGGGTCGCCAGGTCCTTAACCGCGGCTATTGCGTCGGACACACCGATGTTGTGGTCGCGGAGGGGTGTTCCCTGGACATTCCTTTGGACCTCCAGGCTGTTTGCTTGGACCAGAAGCGTGCCATGAGAGTGGCGTGCACCACGGCACTTCCCGGAACTTGGAGCCCTGGTGTCCACGCCAACTGCATCCACAACGAGATTGCTGCTCTTTTGAAGCGGTCTCTGTGTCCTCTGCCCCGGCCGGCTGATTCTGCGGTTGGCACCGATTTCTTGCGGGTGTTAAAATCCCTCAAGAGGTTGGCCCGCAGGTATGGCGGTTATAAGTGGACACATCTGGAGACGGCGCAATCTTATACGGGAGCGATGCGCCGCAAGTACCTCGAGGCAGAACGTTCACTCCGATTCGACCCGTTGACAAGTAAAGATTCGGAGTTGTCGGCGTTTCTGAAGGCTGAGAAGTGTGGCGCGGCGAAAGATGCCAAGCCTAGGATGATTTTTCCCAGGTCTCCTAGGTTCAATCTCGCGTTAGCTTCTTGGCTGAAGCCTTTCGAGCATTGGTTGTGGGGAAACCTCACTGCTCGGAGGCTCTTCGGGGGCTCTAATACCAGAGTTGTGGCCAAGGGCCTCAATCCCCGTCAACGCGCCAATCTCATCAGACGTAAGTTTGGTGGATTCCAGCGCCCTGTTTGTTTTGAGGTGGACGGTAAGGCGTTCGAAGCCCACGTCACTGAGGGACAGGTTCTTGCAGAGAGGGAGGTCTACCTTGCTGCCTACGGTGGAGACCGCAGGCTGGCCTCTCTTCTTTCCCGGCAGCGGTTTGAGGGAAAGACATCTTCGGGTCTGAAGTTTTCGCGACCAGGTGGTAGAGCGTCCGGCGATTTTAACACTGGCATGGGCAATTCGTTACTCATGCTGTGTTCTGTTGTCGGGGTTCTCCTGACCAGAGGCGTTAGGTTTGACATCCTCGCCGATGGTGACAATGCGCTCTTGTTTTGTGATGAGAGCGACCTGGCTCGGGTTCTTGCGAATTTCGCTGAAGATGTGCTGCAGGATTCTGGCCATGAGTTGACGCTAGAGGAGCCTGTGACCGTTCTTGAGAGGATCCGCTTCGGGCGGTCCGCGCCTGTTTATCTTGGGCCTCGTTTGGGTTGGACGATGGTCAGGGAGCCTTGGAATGTTTTGTCCGGTGCCTGTGCTAGTCATAGGTGGCTGGTGGAACCTTCTTTTGCCAGGCGTTGGATATCCGGAGTGGCTCGCTGCGAGCTTTCGCTTGCAGTGGGCGTGCCTGTGCTTCAGGCGCATGCTCTTAAGATACTCGGCGTAACTGGGTTGTTTGGAAAGGAGTTGCCGCAAGCTGCTTTGGCCGATTATTTTGTCGTCGGCGCGACGTTGGCGGGGTTGGAGTCTGCCGTTGAGGTGTGTGGAGACGCACGCCTCAGCTTCGAACGTGCCTTCGGGGTCTCCCCGGAGTGTCAGGTCGCTTGGGAGGACGCGCCCGTTGGGGTTTCTTGGAACTTCCGCGAGTCTGTCTGGCGACCGCACAGCAAGTGGTTCGAGGCCGAACCAGGGATGTACGAGCCCTGGTTTGACGCTCAGTTTTCGTAGGGTCCGTAGTTTCTGGGTCTGCTGTGTGTTTGTGTTGTCTTGAACTTCCCGGCGCGGTTAGGCTGCGGCGCCTGTGGTTTGCTCTGGTTTAAGGGAGAGTGCTCCGGTTACCAACTGCGTTTGCGGTTGGGGGGCTGCCCGCTGCTACGGCAGTCGGAGTGCACAGTTGGTCGCTCGCACCCGGGTTTTTGATGGTGCTAGCAGCACACACCCCACCCTGGTT